TATCTCGTAAACTAATGGCGTTCAATGATGCAATAATAGAATTATAAGCAATCTGTGTAACAAACGCGAATGCTGATGTAGCTCTAACTTCATCATAACGATTAATATATTTAAAAATTGCCAAAACTGTATCTGATGCTATGTCATCAATCGTATCTTGGTCTTTTACTGTTTGTTGTAAACGCATCGATGTTATACGACCGTAAACTATTTTTTGGAATTTGAACCAAAGTTCATCCTTTATCATTTTAAACCTAGCATCATATTTTAATTTTTCCACATCAGTCATATTTTCATGATTAATATATTTTTTCTTAGTATTTTCAATTCTATTACTAACAAATGCCATGGCTAAATCATATTTTTCATCGGTTAATTTTCCTAACGAATGTTTTTTAGTCATTCTATCAGAATATCCTTTTAACCATTTTCCATCGTCTTCTAGATTTGTATTATTATATTCAATAATAAAATCTCTTAATTCTTCATTATCTACATAATTGGCCATAACTAATTCCTATTATATCAACCATATCATATTAAAATATAATTTTTTTTTCTCATTCTAAATTACATATTTCCACTTTTTTTAAAAGGCAAAATCATCATCCTCTGTAGTAAATGTACCCTCAGCCTTGGCATTATCCAGATTAGTCAATATATCAGTTTTTTCTTTTTCTAACAATTTATTATTTAAGGCTATTTCTTCTTCGCTCAACCCTAGGAATTTACTAAATACAAATTGTTTGGATAATAAAGCTTCTTCTGTTGCACCAGGTTTAACATTATCATATTTAGGTAAAAAATTACTTAAAGAACTTAATTGTTCAGCTATTTTTCCAGCTATACTCAATTCACGAATACGTTGAAAATCACTAGATGGTATAAAATTTATGTCATAAATTTCTTTATCCAAATATTTAATATCATATTTTCTTAAACGTAAATGTTGGATAAATGTAGGTAAAATCATACCTTTGATAAACGTTTGACCAAGTCGTCTACACATTTTTTGGAATGTTATTTCTGATAAAGCTGTTTCAGCCGAATGTGAAAAATTTGCTTGGTTTTCACCTTCATTCCATCTAGAAGCAGGAATCAATAAAGCATCCATGACTTGTTGTTGAAACATTTTTACATCGTCTAGTTGACCATTGAATTCAGTTGCACCCTTAAACGATTCAACGCTTGAGCCATTGCCATCACTACTTTTTGAAAACCAAAAATCTTCAGTTAAGGCTTGTACATTTTTAGAAGCATTGGTCATTCCGGTAATCGGGTCTAATGTTAATGATTTTCTATAACGACCTTTCATTTCTTGCATATATGCTGGAACCTGACTAGGTGGTAATTGACCAGTAAAGACATTAAAAATACGTTTTTCGGGAGCTCGTGTAATTCTATAAACAGTTAACGCATCTTCAATTGAACGCAATTGATTTAATGGCCGAATTGCGGCTTCCAAATGTCCACGAACATCATTTCTATTAGAAACCCAATCACCATAACTAGCGTATGCAACTTGATCAAATGTAAAAGACTTAGGAAGTTCTTTAGTATCCATATTTATTAGTCTTGGATCTTGTAAATAACCTACAGGTACACCTTCATCATATATTACCAGTGAACAAAATGCCGGTAAAACTTTTATGCCTATCAATTTATCACCGTCGTCATTGGGACATAATTCCCAGAATTGTTCAGCATCAACTAACCAACGATAAACATAACGCCATACGTTTTCTTTTTTGATTACAGCATTTACTATATAATTGAATTCATTCTGTAATTCGGTTAACTCCGATTGTTTAAATTTATCTACATAAACATTTTTAATTCCGAAAGTGAATACTTCTGAATGTGTACTTTCACAAACTATTTCATCTGCTATGACAGTTAATGCTTTTTTAACTAGTGGATATAAAGACATTGATCTGTAAAATGAAACTCTTTGTTGTTTTGTTGAAAAAACTGCATCAAACAAAATACCATTTGAATCAACCGGCATAGTAGGATCAATAAAACCGTTTACTCTACTAGGAATCATGGCAGACCAGTTAATGCCATCTTCATCTTTGCCTATGCTATTCTGATGCGCTTCGATATTTCTTATCTGCGATTGTTCTGGCGTATTAGACAAAAATGAATTAGAAAATGGATTAATGAAATTTAAAATAGACATCGAAACCTCTTAATAGTTGATCTATAGAAAACTATATATATATTTATACACAACGTTTTAACAAAATTAGAGGAATTATGATTTTTAGCGAATATGTAAAAAATGAATTACTTCCTTTGGCCAAACATAATAAAAATGAATCAATAAAAACTAAATACGTCATTCGTAATAATAAACGTGTAAAAAAGAAAGTTAGTGATAAAGAAAATTATAAAGTAGTTTACCAAGACGGCGTGCCTACTGAAAAACGAATTCAAAATGAAGAAAAAAAGAATCGTAGATTAGGTCAAAAACTTGGAAAAGGAAAACGTTCGGCTAAAGATTCAATAATCCAAATGAGACGTAAACGTTCATTTATGCAACGCAAAAAATTAAATATGGATTATCAATATAATGATGAACTATGAACTAATTACTGTTTAAATCTAACTAACATAGTTTTAGGAACATTATGAATAATAGTTCCTACAGGATTATTAGAATTACCGTGTACAATTGATATATCATACAATTGTACATTTTCTATTTTATAACCAATTTTTTCTATTTTATATACACAATCATCTTTAGTTATATTACTTTTAACAAGATCATCTAATTTAAATTCAATATTATTTACAGTTTCAATAATAGGAACTATTTCTTCCGATTCCTCGTTAGATGTTAAATTTTTAGCATTTATCACAGTAGATGTTAATATAGTTTTTATCCAAACTGGACAATTTTTATTAGTAGCTATCTTTTTACAAGCATCAAATAACATGTCCCGTTGTTTGGTAATAACGTCTTCATTCATAACATTAATAAATTATATTATAAACCTTTTAACTTAAGGTTTTTAATTTCTTTCTTTTTTAGTTCTATTTGCTGTCTAATCTTGGATGTAGCAACCTTTACAAAACTTTCATCTAACTCATAAAGTTTTCCGGACATCACCTTTCCGATTATTGAACCAGATCCACTATTTAAAATCTTTCCTTTTTTACAAAACGCATTATAAGCTTCGCTTTTAGTTTCATCACCTTCAAAATCTTCATCAGAGCCTGATTCTTCATCCTCAGATTCTTCACTAGAACCTGATTCTTCATCAGAACCAGAATCATCTTCATATTCTTCATCAGAACCAGAATCATCTTCATATTCTTCATCAGAACCAGAATCATTAGATTCTTCTCCGTTTTCATTTTCAAGTTCATCTTCGCCAGAACTAATGTCAATTTCTTCATCACCAAATTCACCAGCATCTTCAGTTTCATCTGTTTCCTCTGAATTGTTGGCTTCAACTTTATCAGTTAATTCTTCAATTTTGGCTGTTAAATTTGCAATCGTAGCCTTTAGTTCCGAAACAACTGTATTCATAAATGTTTCTTGTTTATCTTCTTTATTAGCTATATCTCCGCTATCTTCAACATCTTCTTGGTCAGTATCTAATTTATCTAATTCCAGATCTGATAAATCGTTTTCTAATTCCTCAGCATCAAGTTTATCATTATATGATATTTCGTCAGCTGAATCAAATTCTTCTAATTCATCTTCTTCTGGAAACGGATTAAGGTCAACCGCTTGACTAGAATCTTCTTCTTTTGAATTTTTAAAATCATCTGATGTTGCTATCTTTTCATCATCATCATCCAGAAAGCCTTCTGTGATATTTTTATCTTTGTTAACAAAATCACTAAATCTACGTTTCATGATATTTCTCCTATAATATATTTATATAGAACATCAAAGTGTCCCAAGAAACTTTTTATATTCATCACTTTCCAGTAAATCTTTGAAAATATATTCTATTTTCATAGCTTCTGAAAAAGTGTTTTCTAATATAGCCAATTCATATTTCATACTAATCAATATCTCTTTAATTGCATATTCAATATTAGTACATCTATTGAAAATTTCTATAATATTTTCCGGTTTAAAATGGTTTGTAAGTATTTTAATATTAGTTGGTCCCAGTTCATCACAAATTTTTTCTATTTTATCAAACAAATGTTTAATTTCTATGTTTTTATCTAAATTTTGACACTTATTCGAAGCGCGTAATTTAGCAGCTATAAAAATATAAAACATGGGATTTTTATCTTGAGTAGATGTTAAAATATCTGAATTTTTTTCTATAAATTTAGTTAAAGACATATTATTTACCTGCTTTTGCATTAAATTTTTCTTTAGCACAATCAACAGCATTTATTTTGGCTAATTCGATTTGTATAAAATTTAATGATTCGATAACTCTATCCAATTTATCGTTGAAAAGGTCCGTCGTTTTTTCGATATTAGTAACCCTTTGTTTTAATAATGCCATATCAGTATCTCTCTCCGATTTTGTGTTCTTTCTTTGAAAATGAATCAATACATAAACCATTAACGTTAAGAACATGGAAGTGACATTTCCAGTTTTCATTACTTCTATTAACAATTGTTCCATCGTTATCCTTCATAATAATTATAATATATTGTGTCGTTACCGGTTTTATCATAAATAGTACTAAAATCACTAACATTTATGGCACTATCGTATTTCCAAATTACTTCGACATTGCTAATTTTACCCAATAATTCTTGTATTAGTTCAAAATTCTGTATATGGCCTGCACTTAAACCCGCTATTCGTTCTAAAATATTATTTATATCATCTATATTAGTTTCTACTTGATCAGATATAGCTGACGTAGATAAATAAAATTCTACCATATCGATTATATCTTGCCAATTTTTGACACCTATTTTGTTTTCGAAAGTGCCATCACCAGATAAAGATATATTAGAAAAGTATATATCATCTTGTTTAGTGTTATTCAGATATGAACTTATTGAGCTAATTGTTTGATAAATTGTACCGGAAATTGATGATATGGCCGATACATTTTCCCAATATGCAGAATTATTATATACCGTTTCGTAAGAATTGTTCCAGTTACCAACATTATTCATGGATGATAATACTGAATCGATTGCTGCTGTATCTATGCTAGATAATGAACTAATTGAACTAGCTGCGTTATTCCAGTTTGAAACATCCGAGGATAATACACAAACACATTGATTATTTCCACTATCATCTGGCACATAAGGGATGTTACCAGATTCACAATCAGGACAATCGTCGAAAGCACCACTGACAGGATATATAACATGGGCAATTTCCATGTCAGTAAATAATCCGCTCAATGTGTTCAATATGCTCATAAATTATTTATATCATTTTAAAATTATTTAACTGGGAGTGTTATCTTTATACTATCAGCTGCTTCACCTACTGATTCCATCATTTGAACAACTTTCACAGATAAACTTTCAGAAATTTTATTTCTGATTGTATTCATATATTTCAATTTAATGTCGTCATTGGGAAAATCTTCATCAGTAACATATTTTTCTGTTAAATATTTAATTAATGATTCAGTTAAATCCTTAGCAAAGCCGTGCATGGCACGTTTGGCATTATTATCTGTCTTTTGGAAATATTTTTCTAATAGATTAAACATACTAGAATTGCTACTTTGAACAACATGTACTTCTAGTTCATCTTCAAAAACTTCATTCAAATGACCATTTTGTTTTAAAAAATCCTGAAATGTCATATTTATATTCTCCTTCTTATTTTATATTTATATGTTTTTGTCAAAAACCTTCAAATGGATCAAATATAACGGAATTATCAAAATCCTCAGCTTTGTATATTATATCATTTATCGATTTTTCAGAAAAATCCTTATCTTTACCACTTAAACTATTGTTTATCGACAAAGCATCACCGGAAATAGAATATACCGATGATTCGGATGTAATATTAGCAGTTATATCCGATGTATTGTGTTCTATATTAAATGTTTCCGCTAAAGACATAGTTTGGGTTAAATTTTCCATAGGATCAGAATTAATGGCATTAACGTCGATATCATCATGATTATTTTTCCAAACTTTCATAATGAATTCATAGGTTATAGGTTTGCCTAAAAAACTAGATCCTTCAGCAAACGTTTTAACGTTTATTATTTCGTAAAATGTATCGTTCCAATTAAATTTTATAATATCACCTAATTTGGGAACTGCAATTCCGTATTCGATAACTCCTTTGTAATTATACATAGAAGCTTCTTCGAAATGTAATATTGAACAACTGGCATGTATTATGTCTTCATAAACCATGCCTTGTAATTGATAAGCTTTTTGTAAATTTCCAACAGAATCAGTATATAAATTTAACTTAAATCGTCTGACAACGTTTTCCAAAGCATCTTCACCAAATAATTTATCTCTATTTGTAGAAATATCTTTCAAATAATAATCTACGGAAAAACCAAATTTACCAAAGGCTTCGGATGTTAATGAACTAATTAGGGCTGCTTCTGAATCATAACAATTACTAGTTGCATCGAAAAATTTAGGCTTTGACCAATCGTATCCAGAAACACTACAACTATTTTTAAATAATCTAGAAAATTCGGAATTAAAATCTGTTGCCATAATTAGTTAATAATATCTGGTTGATTAATTTTGGGAATATCCTTTAGTAGGATTAGTCAATATGACTTTATTATTACCTAGTATGCTACCATCCAAGCCTGTTTCTACTGGTTTTAATAATTCATGTGTATGACCATCACCTTCTGCTACAACATTTCCTTCTATTATTTGGTGAACATGGGCATTACCGTGATTTGCTGGTCCTGTCCATCCTCTTCCGAAATCATCAACGATATAATCGTGACTATGTTTAACACAATATGGTATGTTTTCTTTGCATTCAGATGTATAGCCGTATTTTTGCATATTTTCGTTAATGGATTTTTTCAATTCCATTGCAACATATTCATCAAAACGTTTAGCTTTCATTGTCACTCCTTGTTTTTAAAAATGACTGTATAAATATAATATATTTATAGGTTTAATTAAAAATTTGATATGTTCTTAAATGATTTTTTTAGTAAAAAAACGATTAAATTAAATGACAGTTACACTGTTACTGTGTTCAATGATAAACAGAGATCGAAATACAATACCAATAATTCTGCAAATGTTGATATTAACTGGGATGAATATGGTGATTATAAGGACAAAGAATCCGATATATTAATGTTCAATTGTTCTAGTTTTACATTGCCTAATTATAAATTTAAATTAGAAGAAGTTAAATTCGGAAATAATACACAACAAATGGTAATACCGGATTACGAAAATGAATCCGTATTAGAAATAACATTAACAGAAACATCTAGTTTGCACGCTGGTGATTTTTTAAATTTTATGATAAGGCGAAACATAAAAGAAGCTGGGTTATTAACATATCAAGAATACATTATCAATGGTTGGCTGGACCAACTAAATATAAACATTTTTAACAATAATCTAAATAAAATAGTACAAACTTATCATTTTGAAAAATTGAAATTAATACACTATGACCTTTATGGCCTAGATTATGATAACGATGCACCCGTTGAAATAAAACTTAAGTTATCATTCGAAGTTTATACAAAAATTAAAGAGTAAAATATGAAAAATTATACAGTATTTGGCAAATCTATACAAGAACTCATTCCACAACA